GCATTTTTACCATTTTTAGAAAGACTAGGGCTAGATGAAAAAGGCGAGCCGATATCAGAATGAAACTAAAGATTTTATTAGTTTATCCTAATTTACCTTTAATGATGTCTCCTGCAATGAGTATGGGTCTATTTAATGCAATTGGCAAACGTATGGATTGCGAAGTTGAATTATTTGAAACTACGCAATACAGTGAACAATATAACAATCGCCATATTCGTATGACAGAAATTGGCGCTAGTAGACAAAACAAAGATGACGAAATTCAAGATATGTTTTGGATCAAAGATCCAGATCAGATTATTCCTGACTTTGTTAACAAAGTAGAAACTTTCGAGCCCGATTTATTATTAGTAAGTGTTCAAGAAGATGTATGGCGTATGACTACTAGACTTATGGATAGTATAAGTCATTTAGACATTCCGCATGTACTAGGTGGACAATTTCCAACTAATGCACCAGACGTTGTAATAAACTGGCCTAGTGTAAATTGCATTGCACGACACGAAGGTGAAAATATTGTAGTCGATATTATAAACGAATTACAAAACGGCAATGACATAAAGTCTGTAAAAGGATTGTGGTTCAAAGAAGAAAACGGTATACAACGTAATGCTCCTGCACAGTTATGCAACATCTCTAATACTATACCTAATTACGATTGCTTCGACGGTGTAAGATGGAAACGACCAATGGGAGGCAATATATTCCAACGTGCTATAAGTATGGAAACTTATAGAGGTTGCCCGTATAATTGTACTTACTGTAATAGCCCAACAACACGTAACTTAGCTAAAGATTTTCAAATTGGTAACTTTATGCGTAGGAAAAGTGCAGATGTAATAGAAAAAGAACTACTACATTATATAGACTTATACGATCCTGATTTAATAATGTTTCAAGATGATAGTTTTCTAGCTCGTCCCGCAAAAGAAATATTTGAATTTTGTGAAATGTGGAGCAAATACAAAATACCATTTTGGTTTAACACACGCATAGAAAACTGTAAACCTGAATACCTGGAAGCATTAAAAGAAGCTGGCGTGTATCGTATGACCTTTGGCGTAGAAAGTGGTAATGAAGAATATAGAAGCAAAATTCTTAAACGCAATGCAAATAATTACACCTATCACAAATTTCTAGATTATATAAACGACAGCAATATTCCTTATAGTTTAAATGTTATATTAGGTATGCCGTTTGAAACTAGAGAAATGGTAATGGACACTGCTGAATTTATTCATAGAGCTCGCGGTTATGACGGATTGACTATAAGCATGTGGCAACCTTATTGGGGAACAGATTTACGTAAGCAAGCTGAAAAAGCAGGCTTCCTTGATCCTAAATATATATGTGGTTGGGAAAGTAAATCTGCATTAGGCGGCGGATTTATGGATGACTGGGTAATAAGAATGCCAGAGCCCTTTTTACAACCAGACGATGTTCATAAACTTGTAAAAACTTTTGCCTTATATGCACATTTTGGACCAGAGAAATTTGAAATAGTTGAATGTGCAGAAACAGATGAAAAGTTATACAAAGAATTATTCAACACATATAAGCAAGAATTTTTTGGCGATATACAAGAAGGCGGCGCGGATAGAATACAGCGTTTTTGTGCAATGCACGATTCTTCTAGTACATATAATTTTGAGACAGTATAGTGTTTGAAGCACATATAAATGATTGGATAGAAAACTTTTTAAGTGTTCCTACCGAAACATTTAATAATTTACCACCATGTCCTTTTGCTAAACAAGCAATGATAGATAAAAAAATTAAATGTGTAGAATTAACAAATACATTTGGTCTTAGTATGCCAGATTACTTTATTTGTGAATTAGAAAATTTTAGTTACCATTGGCCTAAATCAAAAGAAGTTATAATACTAGGATGTCAACCGGATAAAATTACTAGCAAAGAATTATCTATAGCAGTAAGTCACGCAAACGATCAGTTTTTACACGACAGAGGGTATATTGCATTAGAAGATCACCCCAACGAGGTAGAAGAAGTACAAGATGTAATATTAAATAATAAAAAATATGCTGTTGTGTTTTTACAAAATATGGAAAAATTAAATACAGCCAGAAAAGCCCTTCACAAACAAGACTACTATAAATACTGGACAAAAGAGTATTATGAAGATGTAGTCGATGATATGTAGAATAGATTTAACAAAAATAAAATACAAACAAATTGATTTTGTGCTACTTGGCTTACAAGATTTTCCTACATGTGAACAAATATATAAAAAGTATATACAACACAATGATATAGAAAATCCGCATCCTGTATTTGAAGAAGAGTGGAATACAGAAGCAAAATATAATGCAGACGTATTAGGATACTACGACAAAAATAAACTGGTAGCATGGAGTTTGACATATAAATTTCCTAGCAAGAAAACTGTAATAGCAGATCAGTTTGCATGGGATTATGTTAATCCTAAATTAAAACTAGGATATAAAACTATAAGAAGCGAATGTGCATATTATAAAGCACAGGGATATAAATATTTTATATTAGGGGATCCTGATAAGTATAAAGAAGAACTACAAGGTTATGAAATAATAGAAAGAGGTATGGATGGCATTTTTAGTACATAGTTTACCGCTACAAAGTGTATATGTACGTAAAGAATTTTTGTACGATCACAAACGTGGACACGGAGAATACACACCGGGCATTTGGGTAAGTGTAAAAAGCACTGAAGGCAAGGCATTATATTTTGAAACACTATTAACAGATTACGGAGCATTGTATGATAAACTACCTATATCAGCGTTTGTTTGGAAAATCGATCACGGTGAACTACTTCCGCTTGATGTGTTACAGCTTTGGGATTGTTTTGATTACGACATTACCGTTATCCAAAAGCCATTATTGTCACGCTGCGAATTTTTTGGTAAAGATAGAAGAATGCATCCAGGAGAATACTGCTTCACAATTGATAATTGTCACCGCGATACTTCCGTCCTTGACACCAACTTCAGCGAACACGACCCTGAGCACAAATCATTTAATGTTATTAAATTGGACAACGGTCAATTCGCTGCTCAACCAAACAATAGGGTTATCTGGCGTGATAGCTCCTTAACACCCGAAAACTTATTAACACCTGATTTTAAAGTTTGTACTCAAAATTACAAAGTAGAAACAGAACCTAAATGGAGCGTAGGACATACTGACGAATGGCGTTATAAAACACTTGACGAAGAGTCTGAAGTATAGTATAATCGTAAAATAACTAAGGAGAACTGTATGAGTGATAGAGTCTACGGCCAAGAAGAAAAAGCAAAACTAGAACGTCTAGTTAAAGAAGGCATAACAGTCCTACAAGAAATTGAGGACTTGCAAGGCGGCCTAAAAGAAACTGTTAAAGCAGTAGCAGAAGAACTAAACGTCAAACCTAGTCTAATCAACAAAGCAATTAAAGTTGCACAAAAACGTGATTGGAGTAGAGTATCGGATGAATTTGAAGATTTAGAAACAATCGTGGCTACAACTGGTTACGATACTGATGCATAAAATAATTGAATATGTAAAAGAAAGTCATAGATTATCACCGGTTGCATTTTACTGCGAAATGGTCGAAACAACATTATTAATAATTGCAAGTGCTATTTTAACATTTACAGTATTAGATCCAGCAACAAAGATTTTTATTCCTTTGTATTTGCTAGGTAGTATACTAGGAGTTATAAGCACAGTTATACGTAAAGCGGCATTTGCAATCGTGTTGTGTGCGTGGTTTGTTGTTATGAATTCGATTGCCCTAGTACAGTTATTTGTGCTATAATAAACAAAAGGAACACTTATGCCATATGTAGATGCATTTTTTGATAGAGACGCTGATATTATCCGTGCTGTAGAGCGTAAGGATGGTAAAAGACGTTTTACAGAATATCAAGCAAAATACACTTTTTATTATGAAGATCCACGTGGCAAATACAAAAGCATATTTGGAGATCCGTTACAACGTGTAGTGTGCAAAAGCACAAAAGACTTCCGTAAAGAACTTGCTATTAACAAAGGCAAGAAAATGTTTGAGAGTGATGTAAATCCAATATTCCAGTGTTTGAGTGAAAACTATCTTAATCAAGATGCACCAAAGTTGAACGTGGCATTTTGGGATATCGAGACAGACTTTGATCCAGAACGTGGCTTTGCTCCAGTTGAAGATCCATTTATGCCTATTACTGCTATTACTGTACATTTGCAATGGCTAGACATGTTGATTACAGTTGCTATGCCGCCCAAAGGGTTGCCTATAGAAGAAGCAAGTGCAATGTGTAAAGAACGTTGGGGCGATACTTGTATACTGTATCCAAACAGCAAAGAAGGTGAAGGACAAATGCTTGAAGCATTCCTTGACTTGATTGAGGATGCAGATATTCACAGTGGATGGAACAGTGAAGGTTATGATGTTCCGTATACTGTGAATCGTATTAAGCGTGTACTAAGCAAGGACGACACAAGACGTTTTTGTTTGTGGGGACAATTACCCAAGCGTAGAGAATATGAAAAGTTTGGCAAGTTAAGCGAAACATATGATACTATCGGAAGAGTACATATGGACTATCTCAACTTGTATCGCAAGTATACATATGAAGAACGTCATACATATCGACTAGATGCTATTGGTGAAATGGAAGTCGGCGAGAATAAAACAGTGTATGAAGGCACACTTGATCAACTTTACAACAACGACTTTGAAACATTTATTGAATACAACAGGCAAGACGTTGCATTGCTTGATAAACTAGATAAGAAACTGCGATTTATTGATCTAGCAAATGAAATTGCACACGACAACACAGTGCTTCTACAAACAACAGCAGGCGCAGTTGCAGTTACAGAGCAAGCTATTGTTAACGAAGCACACAGGCGTGGTATGCAGGTGCCTAACAGGGTTCAGCATGAAGGTAACACAGCAGCCGCAGGTGCGTATGTTGCATTTCCTAAAAAGGGTGTACATGAATGGATTGGCAGTATGGACTTGAACAGTCTGTATCCAAGTATTATTCGTGCAATGAATATGGCTCCCGAAACTATTGTAGGACAAATACGTCCAGACTTAACAGATGAGTTTTTGCACAACGCAACTACACTTGAAAAGAAAAGTTTTGCAGGTGCTTGGGAAGGCAAGTTTGCTACACTAGAATATGATGCTGTAATGGAACAGCGTAAAGATGTCTCGTTGCACTTGGATTTGGAAGATGGTACTAGTCACGTACTAAGTGGTGCTGAAATATGGAAACTTATTTTTGATAGCAATCAGCCTTGGATGCTTAGTGCTAATGGCACTATCTTTACTACAGAAATTGAAGGTGTTATTCCAGGATTGCTAAAACGTTGGTACAGCGAGCGTAAAGAACTACAAGCAACCATGCGTAAAGCTATTGATGCAGGCAACGAAACAGAAATAGCGTTTTGGGACAAGCGACAGCTAGTTAAGAAGATTAACTTGAACAGTTTGTATGGCGCTATTCTTAATCCTGGTTGTAGATTCTTTGATAAACGTATTGGGCAATCAACTACACTAACAGGTAGACAGATTGCAAAACATATGAGTGCCGAAGTCAACAAGATTATTACAGGTGAATACGACCATGTAGGCAAAGCAATTATATACGGTGATACAGACTCGGTATATTTTAGTGCTTATCCTGTATTAAAAGACGAAATCAAAGCAGGTAGTATTCCTTGGGGTAAAGACAACGTAATTACGCTATATGATCAGTTATGTGAACAAGCAAACATAAGTTTTCCAGACTTTATGCGTGAAGCGTTTCATTGTCCTCGTCCACGCAGCGAAGTTATTGCAGCAGCAAGAGAATGTGTTGCAGACACTGGATTGTTTATTACAAAGAAGCGTTATGCTGTGCGTGTTGTTGACTTAGAAGGTGATAGAAAAGACAAGGACGGTAGCCTAGGTAAAGTTAAAGCCATGGGCTTGGATTTGAAGCGCAGTGATACACCTGTGTTTATGCAAGACTATTTGAAAACACTTCTTGATATGGTGCTTGATCTAAAGCCTGAAAAAGAACTACTAGAAAGTATTACAAACTTTAGACGTGAATTCAAAGAACGTCCAGGCTTTGAAAAAGGTTCGCCCAAACGTGCAAACAAGATCGGACACTATCAGCGTCTTGAAGAAAAGCAAGGCAAAGCAAACATGCCTGGACACGTAAGAGCAAGCATCAATTGGAATACACTCAAGCGTATGAATGGCGACAAGTATTCGCAGGATATTGTAGATGGTATGAAAGTTATTGTTTGCAAATTGAAGCAAAATCCATTACAATATACAAGTGTAGCATATCCAACAGACGAGCTACGTATTCCAGAATGGTTTAAAGAATTGCCATTTGACGGAGACGCAATGGAAAGTGTTATTATTGACAACAAACTAGACAACTTAATTGGCGTTCTAAAATATGACTTAGAAAGCACAAAACAAAACAACACATTTAATAGTTTGTTTGAGTTTGAATAATGAAGTACTATATTACAGGAACACGTAGAGGTTTAGGTGAAGCACTTGCAGAAAAATATGGCAATTGCGATAGTATAGAAGATTGTGATGTTTTTATAAATTGTAAACACGACGATTTCAAACAAGTTGACTTGCTTTATTATGCAGCTCATTTAAATAAACGTATAATAAACATAAGTTCTAATTCAGGAGATGGCAACAAACCTTGGCCACACAAGTATGCTGTACAAAAAGCAGCACTTGACAAAGCTAACGAACAGTTGTATTATCAAGGTATTAACACTACAAGTATAAGGTTTGGATTGTTTGATACGCCTAGAGCAGAAATATTTAAAGAAGACAAAATGAGTGTAGAATATTGTGTAAGCATTGTAGAATGGGTTCTACAACAGCCGCACAAGGTAAAGGAGATAACAGTAACGCCATGAAAGTAGGATTTACATGTAGTACATTTGATTTATTACACGCAGGACATATTGGTATGTTGCGTGAAGCAAAGGCAAACTGCGATTATCTTATTGTAGGACTACAAAGTGATCCTACAATTGATAGACCTGATACAAAAAACAAACCTGTACAAACTATGGTAGAACGCTATGCACAACTTAATGCACTTAAATTAGTAGATGAGATTGTGCCTTATCAAACAGAACAAGACTTGATTGATATACTAGAACTATTCCAACTTGATGTGCGCTTCTTAGGTGAAGAATACAAGGAAGACGAATTTACTGGAAAAGATGTTTGCCGTAAGCGTGGAATAGAATTACATTTCAACAAACGTGATCACAGATTTAGCACAAGTGATCTAAGAAGAAGGGTATGCGAAGTATGATTTGGACACTTTGGATTGTAAGCAGTGTTATTGGTAGTACAGAACCTAAATACACTCGTTATAAAGAGTTTGAAACTGCTATGAGCTGTTATACTGAGCAAGTAGTTGTAGAAGTAAACTTCACACAAGGAGAAGAGGCATTTTGTACAAATGAATAGATTTATATTTGATGTAGACGGAACTCTTACTCCTAGTAGAGGAAAAGTTGATCTTGAATTTAAGAAATTTTTTAATCATTTTGCCTCAATCAATGACGTATATCTAGTTACTGGTTCAGATAAAGAAAAAACTATAGAGCAAATTGGCAAAGACACATATAATCTTTGTAAAAGAGTGTATAACTGTTCTGGAAATGATGTCTATGAAAAAGATGTTAGTATTCGTTCTACTCCGTTTAAAGCAGATGATAATTTATACAAGTTTATGCACAGCTGGCTCAACACCAGCAGTTTTCCTTTGCGTACAGGCAATCATATTGAAGAGCGTATAGGCACAATAAATTTTAGTATTGTAGGGCGTAATGCTACATTAGGTGAACGTAAACTTTATATTAAACATGACTTGAATAATAGAGAGCGTGAAAGTATTGCTTTCCAAATTAACTTAGAATTTCCTACTATAACTGCAACAGTAGGCGGCGAAACAGGCATTGACATATACCGCAAAGGCGGAGATAAAAGTCAGATACTAGATGATTTTAACAAAGACGATAGAATTTTCTTTTTTGGCGATAGATGTGAGCAAGGAGGCAACGATTGGCCTTTAGCATATCGTTTGAATAAGAAGAATGTTTTTAACGTAAAAGGATGGAGAGATACTTTTGAACGTTTACAATATTTACAGGAGGCAAAGATAGCACAATGATTATTGCAGGTTATGGATTTGTTGGCAAAGCATACGAATTACTTTTTAAAAATCATCGCAGAGAGATTGTTATACACGATCCTCCTAAAGGAATGATAGCAGACTTTGATAATGCAAGTGCAGTTGTGATAGCAGTGCCTACACCGTCAGCAGAAGACGGTAGTTGCTACATGGATCATGTTTATGATGTAGTTAAGGAGTGTAACCCAACAACACCAATAATGATCAAAAGTACAATAAGTTTAAAAGGATGGCAAGAATTAAAAACACGCTTTCCCGAACATAAAATTTGTTTTTCTCCTGAGTTTTTAAGAGCTGCAAATTTTATGAACGATATTAAAGAATTAGATAATGTAATATTATCAGGTGATACAGATTACTGGCGCGATCAATTTAGTTATAACTGGCCTAAAATTAAACAATACATTGTAGATCCTAAAGAAGCTATTGCTATAAAATATTTCCGTAATAGTTTTTTAGCAACTAAAGTAAGTTTCTTTAATGAAATGTATGATTTTTGTGAAAACTACAATATAAGTTATGATCAAGTTAGAGCAGGAGTAGCAGCAGATAATCGTATTGGACATAGTCATACTATAGTACATCCTGATGATGGTATAAGAGGATGGGGCGGCTATTGCTTTCCAAAAGATACTAGAGCCTTAATGAAAATGGCGCAAGATGTAAATCAAAATCTAAATACACTATCAGCAGCAGTATATTATAACACAAAGATAACCCTTGACAAAAACAAATAGACGCAGTATAATACAATATAGGAGTAACACATGAAAGACATTCTACAAGACATTGTGAGCCACACACACAAACTTGGCTTTATTACAACACTTAAAGTTACAGCAGAATCTGAAACAGCAATCGAAAGCATGGCAGATGATCGAAGTGTAATTATGAGTGCAACAACACATTCCCCAGTAGGTGAGTTTTCTGGTACGTTTGGTATGCCTGACTTGGGCAAATTAGATTATCATTTAAAGAATCCAGAATACAAAGAGGGTGCAACAATTGAAGTTGTACAAGCCGAACGTAACGGCGAAACTATGCCAACACATATTCACTTTGAAAATGCAGGCGGCGACTTTGAAAATGATTATCGCTTTATGAACAAAGCAATCATTGAAGAAAAACTAAAGAGTGTTAAGTTTAAAGTTAACACATATGACGTTGAAATTGAACCAAACATGGCTGCAATTGCACGTATGAAACTTATGTCAGGTGCCCACAGCGAAGAAGCAGTATTTCAAGTAAAGACAGAAGATGGCAATCTAAACTTTTACTTCGGCGATGAAGCAACACACGCAGGATCATTTACATTCCAACATGATATCCAAGGTAATTTGACACATACTTGGAGTTGGCCTGTTGCACAAACACTTGCTATTTTAAACTTAGATGGCGATAAAAAAATGAGTATTACTGATCAAGGTGCTATGAAAATTGCAGTAGACAGCGGCATGGCAATATACGACTACATTCTACCAGCGCAACAAAAATAATGAAAACAAATCTTACTGAAACACAAAACGACTATGCTGTATTTTTGCCTAGCATTAGTGGCTTTTATGCTACATTTATAGGCAAACAACGTTATAGCGAATATGTTGAACCAACTCGTGTTCCAGCAGGTATTGGTACTGTAGAAGCAATGAACTTCCTTAATCCTAAAGAAGGAGTGTTCCACTACAAGTGGGCACTCTATTCAGCTGGACACGCAGAGCTCGACGTAAACAAGCACAGCGAAAAAGAAGACATGCTTCGCAACCGTGATAGAGATAATTCATGGTTACTTGGTGACTCAGGTGGTTTCCAGATTGCTAAAGGTTTGTGGGAAGGCGACTGGACTGATCCAAATTGTCCAAAAGCAGCCAAGAAACGCGAACTGGTTGTAAACTGGATGGAAGAGTATATGGACTACGGAATGATGTTGGATATTCCAACTTGGACATTCCAAGATCCTAAAGCGGCAAAAGCAGCAAACATTCACAGCTATCAAGACGCTGTTGATGCAACACACATCAATGCAAAATATTATATGGCAAATATGCGTGGCAACTTCAAAGTACTAAATGTGTTGCAAGGTAGCAACCATGCTGACGCAGACAGTTGGTACGAAGAGTTCAAAGACTATAGTGATCCGGCAAAGTACCCCGATACACACTTTAGAGGCTGGGCAATGGGTGGTCAGAATATGTGTGATGTGCATCTTATACTAAGACGCCTTGTGCATATGATACACGATGGATTGCTAGAAGAAGGATTGCATGATGTAATGCACTTCTTGGGTACAAGTAAACTAGAATGGGCTGTGCTACTCACAGACATTCAACGTGCTGTACGCAAGTATCACAATCCAAACTTTATGATTACATATGATTGTGCTTCACCTTTCCTTGCTACAGCAAATGGACAGATTTATCACAGTATTCGTATCGAAGATCGTGGCAAGTGGAGTTATATGATGTCGCCGGGTGCAGATGCACTAAAGTATGCTACAGACACACGCAAGTTCAAAGATGCAGTTGTTACAGATCGTATACTAGATGCATTTGAAGACTCTCCAATGAGCCAACACTGCAATATAAATGATATTTGTATCTATGCAGAAGGTGACAAAAACAAGATTGGCACACCTAAAGTAAAAGCCGGCGATGTTGATATTGACAAACACGGTAATCCTATACTAGATGAAGATGGCAATACAGTAGTACGTAAAAAAGATAGTACTAGTTGGGATAGCTTTAGCTATGCACTACAAATGGGCCATAATGTATGGATGCACATTGAAAGCACTCAAAGAGCAAACGAACGGTATGACAGCGGAGAATATCCATATATGTTAATTGACGAACGTTTTGAACGTATAGAGTTTAAAAAAGTTGTTGACGAAATCTTTAGTTTAAAAGACAAACAACAAAGTTTAGACATGATCGAAAAGTATACAAAATTTTGGATGCAAGTGATTGGCACAAGGCTTAATGTAGGTAAGAAAACTGTTAATGCAACTACTAAATTTGGTGAACTATTCCAGGAGGTTTAACTATGGATAAAAGTAAATTACAATCGCATCTAGAAGAATTAAGAAAAAAACACAGAGCATTAGATGATGATATAATTAACTTGCAAAAAGGTTATAATGTACACGAAGAATTACGAAGACTTAAAACAGAAAAACTTTGGTTAAAAGACGAGATTTTTAGAATCGAAGAAGAACTTCTAAACGAAGGCGTGAATACAAATGGATACCACTGAAAAAAAATTGAGACTAGAGGCAATAGAAATTGCACTAGAAGACATAGATAAAATCATTGACACAATGGAAAAAAAGTGTTATCCTAAAGATGAGATCAACGAATATTATAAAAAACGTTGGGAACTTTGGAACGAACAATACAAAACAAAAAAGGCATAATATGAAACGTGTATACGATCAAGGCAATGATATATCCGATGTTCAGTATTTTGTAGGCACAGAAGTAGAACATACTCCGCAATATGGAAAACGTACTTTATTTGTTGTAGGCGTTAAAGACGCACAACATATTATGGACACGGCAGAAGAAACTGGATGCAAGCACATTTATTTAGGTGCTAATATGAGTTTCAATGTTACTAGTAATACCGAAAGCGAATGGCAACCTTGGGAAGCTATGGTATTTCCGTTGCTGAAAGAAGGCTACTGGGTTACGTTAGATATCGATGTAAGCCAGATAGAAGGATTACTAGAAAGCGGCTTTACTGAATACAACAGATTTATTCCAATGATTAGTGTAAAACTTCCATATATCGAGCAACTTGGATATAATGCCTGTTTAAAAATAGACGATAAAGACTTTGATGCAAGTAACCCTGGTGTATGGGTTCATAGACTGCATGATCTAAAAGAGAAGGCTGTTTTTACAGACTGGTCTAAATACACCACAGACACAATTATCACTTGACATTATGGAACAAGAACGTTATTATACATACATGCAACGGCGCATGAGAGAAGAGGACGCTAAAATGAGTCAAACACATAGACTAGATAATGCTAAACGTAGTATCTGGGTTACATTTACTAAAGAAGGTATTCACAAATATCCAGCAGCACTGGACGATCCTGCGCTGGCAACAGGTGACGAATACGATGTAAGTTTCTTAGGATACCCGCATCGACATACGTTTCACTTTAAAGTACAAATACAAGTAACACACAACGATAGAGATATTGAATTTATTCAATTCAAACGTTGGTTAGAGAATCTTTATAAAGAAGATATTCTCGAACTAGATTATAAGTCATGCGAAATGATTTCAGACGATTTATATCTACACATCAACAACAAATACCCCGGCCGGTTTGTTGTTATTGATGTTGCCGAAGATGGCGAAAACGGCTGTCAAATTGTATACCCAGGATAAGGAAAAAGGTACAATGACTATCAAAAATCCGGTAGTAAATAAAGTGTTTAACGATCTCGATACATATCGTGATTATTGTCGATTTGAAGGCAAAGTATTTAACGAGAAGGCTCTGTATAATAGAGATGATCCTCAATGGCAGGCTTATCAAAAATACTGTAACTGGCTTCGTGCAAAAGCTCGAGCTAAAGGACGTAAATAATGCGTAAACTGTTTTACATGGGCTTAGAGCCTTACGAAGGCAGATATACACTACAGTTAGAAGAGTGGTCACGTCGAGCATTTAAACGGCGTGGCATTGACTGGGTAAGTGTACCTGGCACAACTATTGATAATACAAAAGCAATTCAAGTAGGTCAGGTGCTAGATGCACATGGCCGTTCCTATTTTGCAATGTCGCAAATGATGAATTTAGTTCAAATGATGCGCAACGGTGAAGTAACAGGCGAAGACGTTGTTTTCTTTGAAGATATGTTCCAACCCGGCATGGAGTCGTTGCCGTACATTATGGATCAGATTCCAGCAGAACAACAGCCGCAAGTTTGGATTCGTTGTTTAGCACAAGCGGTAGATCCAGATGACTTTGTGCATGTTTGGG